CCCATATACTGTAATGATCACCATCAACAAGAATTTCAGGTTTCGTACAATGCATTTTCATACGCTCAAACAAATCAATATCAATAGATGATTCACCAGATTCATTGAATGAACATGCAAACTCACGATCAAATGCAGTAGGATCACTCATGGAAGACATAGTTTCCTTTTTCCATTTTTCATCTCTACCAGGAACTTGATCCCAAGTAACTTTCATATGTGCCCAGTTGTTTTCATCTTTTACTGCACCTGCATAAATTTTGTAAAACAACCCCGATGTGTCTCTTGGAGTTGAACACATCACAATTTTTGATTTCTTGGAAGATGAAATAATTGGGTAAACTGATGCCCAAAATTCATTTAACATTCCTGGATCAATCCAATCTGCTTCATCAATCATTAATAGATTACAGCTGGATCCACGTGCAGCTGTACCGGTTGTGGTTGAAATACCAATTTGACTACCATTTTCAAGCTCTAATGATTCTTTACCATATGTTTCAGTTGGAGACTTCAACCAGTTCGGTAAACCCTCATAAGCTACACGAATACGTTTGAAAATTTGTTTAGCTGTACTTTCTTTATTAGCTACAATTAGAATGTTTTGATTTTCATTAAATATCGCTTGCCATAAACATAAAATTGTTGAAATTGTAGATTTTCCACTTTGACGAGCAAATAATAAAATTGAAAACCTATTTTCTTTCATTAATTTGATTGCTTTTTTCTGATATTTGTGCAATTTAATCTTTTGTTTACCTTCATCCAAGTTGATAATGTAGAAATAATTTTCTGCAAAATACAATACATCGTTTGCACATTTTTGCATTTCCTTTACCATTTCTGGTGTATATTCAAACATTGAACCAACAGCTGGTAAATTAGGATTGTTTAAATAATGTGTTTTTTTAGCCATAATAACATAAATACTTATACATAAATGAACGCAGAACAAGAAATCTTTGACGCATACAAACAAGTATTGTCAGAAAAAACAAACAAACAGGATTTACCTGGTGTTAATATTATAGGCAACGGGGGTTACAATAATAGTAAAGCAGCTGATCTTGAAGATCAGGGAGGACCCGGTAATGTTGAAGGTGTGCAAAAACCTGAAGAAGTTGACCTGAGTCAAAAATCATCCAACTATAATAAAATGCAAAAAAAATCTAAAAAATCTAAAAAAGTATGTGAGTCCGCAATAAATAAAAATATGAACAAAACAAAATCATCTTTTGATAAACTTTTTGAAGACGCAATGTCAGACAATTCAGATCTTGAAGATCTTGGTATTGAAAATTCTACCGAGGCTGGTGATGATACCGGTGATAGTGTAGATTTTAACGTTGGTGGTGGTGATGAAGTAACAGTTACACTTGATCGTGCAACAGCTCAAGCGTTACATGACGTTTTGATGGCCGCTCTTGGTGGTGGTGATGAAAATGATGATATGGAAGGTGATGATATGGAAGGTGATGATATGGAAGGCGATGATATGGAAGGTGATGATATGGAAGGTGAGGATGAGGACGTTATGCCAGAAGCAACTGAAATGGAAGAGCTTCCTAAACATGCTGGTCATCATTTGACAGATCCTAAGAAATATAATGTTGGTGATGAAAAAGTCAAGCCAGCAGGTGGTAAAGCCAATTCTGGTAAGATTCCAGCAGTAGATACAGGCAGTGTTGGGCATAAGTACAAACAAGGTGCGCAGAAGGTTGAAGGTAGTCACTTAAAGCCAGGTGCAAGTTTCTTTAAATCGTAAATAATTAATTAAAACCCCAAAAAAAGCCTGAACGGTATCAAATCGTTCAGGCTTTTTTTATAAATAATAATATGCCTATAAACTTCAAAGCATTTCATACAAGTCGTGAAGGTAAGCGTGGCCCACAACACATGGGACCCAATGCTCTAGTTGGAGGAACACCGGGGTATGTTCCAAAGTCATTATCACTGATTGCTACAGTTCATGCATCTCCTAGTACCGTTGAAGAAAATATAATTGATGTTTTACGTAAATCAGAAGGTAACAGAATTTGTACACCTAATTTAATTGCACATATCAACACTCTTTACCCGACGATTATATCTAACTTAGAAAACGGTGACGAGCGTCAATTGGGTCGTTCAGGGGATAGTACATGTCAAGTGTTTATTAAAAAAGATATCATTCAAAACAAACCAATGTATAGGATATTTAGTAAAAAAATAATGAGGAGAAAAATTTAATGGCTACATGTTATTATAGTGGTGCAGGTAATGGTACAAATTGTTTTGAATTATATGACAAAACAAGGATGGAACCGGATATAACTGTAATAAGTAACACAGTTGAAGAGGCTATTAATACGTTAGGACAAAAAATTGATTACTATGTTAATACCTACAACCCATTAAGTGCAGATAATATATATGGTGAACAACCAACTAGTATTTTTTATGGACCTAAACAATTAAAGATTTATATTGAATTGAACGAAAATGCATTAGCATTGAGTAAATTTGGCTATAATGCTGATGATGATCTAACGGGATATTTCAGTATAAGCGGCTATAAAACTGCATTTGCAGCCACATCTGTATATACTGATTTATCTCAAGACATTGAACCAAAAGCCGGTGATGTATTTCAAATGACTGAATACGGTAATGATCGAACAGGCAACCGTGCTGGAAATTACTTTAGAATTACTGAAAGACTTGATCAAGATATTGCTTCACTTAATCCATTAGGTGGACATTATATGTGGCGTATCAAAGGCAAGAGACTTGAATATAGTTTCCAACCAGGGTTGACTGGTGAGAAAGGTAATGATCAAGTATATGATAGTACATTCTCAGGAATTGTATCATCCACTATCGGTAATCAATTATCATCCACTGGTAAGGTATACACTGAAAATGTTGATGATGCTAGTAAAGAATACGTATTAGATCAAACCGTAAACAATACTGACGTTTATGGTGGGTACAGTTAATTAACAGTTATTCAGTCGGAGGAATATTTGGTCTACGATTGTTACCATTAACCATAGTTGGATCTTTACTAAGTTCATTAATAGCATTAACAATATAATTAAACGCTGATGCTAAAGTTGCATTTGTTTCCATTGCTGCTATAACATCATTACATCCAATTGTAACACCACCTCTGTTTGTAATTTCACCGGTTGCTGGATCGTAAGGCACCAACTGAGCATCAAATTTAATTTTTTCAGATGGTGAAGGAGCATTAATTCGAATATTTTTGATCCATGCTTGTGTATATACTTTCTCTACGACAGCAGGTATTTCAAATGGTGTTGGTAATTCAATCATACAAATATTTATATAAATCGTATAGTTTTTTTGTCGCAGTCAAGTAAATAGTGATGATGGATAATATTATTTTCGAAATTTCCGGTGGTATTGGTAAAAATATCGTTGCAACAGCTGTTATAAGAGCACTTAAAAAACAGTACCCGGAAAAAAACATTATACTACAAACAGCATACCCGGAAATATTTTTAAATAATCCAAATGTTTACCGTGTATATCGACATGGTGCACCGTACTTTTATGATAATCATATCAAAGATCACAACACACAATTTGTGTTAAATGATGTGTATAGGTGTTCTAGTTATCTTTTAGGGTTGAAGTCTCAAGCAGAATGTTGGTGTGAACAAAATAATATCCAATTTGATGGCAAACACCCTGATCTGTATTTAAATCCGCTTGAACTTCAACGAGCACGAAACAAAATACAAACCCAAAAACCTTTGTTATTAATCCAACCATTTTGTGGTTTTTCAACAGAAGTTAAATATAACTGGAATAGAGATATACCACCACAACAAATAACTGAAATTACTTCAGTTTTATCTAAAAAATATGATATATTTCAAATTGCACGTCCAGATCAAATTCAAGTTCCAAATACCACACTGTTTCATTCAAATGATCTTAGAGAACTGCTTGGGGTAATTGCTATAAGTGATGCTAGATTAGGTGTAGATAGTTTCATGCAACATGCAGCTGCTGCATTTAACTTGCCATCAGTTGTATGTTGGATAACAAATACTCCATTGGTAGCTGGGTATAATTCACATACAAATATATATCCATCTGCAGATACAAACCCCAATATTTCAACAGTCAACGGTAATTATCAATTACATGATTTCAATGGTGGTAATACATTTGATTTCCCGTTCTACCATACTAATATATTTGATATCAACCAAATTTTATCAAACTTTTAATGGAACATAAAAACATTTTTTTCAATTCGTCAATGCCTCGTTCTTGTAGTACTTTATTACAAAACGTATTGATGCAAAACCCCTCTATTTTTGCAACCCAAACTGACCCGGTATTGGAATATTTGTACGCAGCAAGAATCAATTATACTGATTCCACAGAAGTAAAAGCACAAGATGCTACAATTGCATTAAAAAACTGGCGAGGGTTTTGTTGGGGTGGTTTGAATGGGTATACCACTGCATATACAGATAGACCCAATATTTGTATAAAAACCCGTGGTGGTACAATTCACTATAATTGGTTCAAACAATTCATGCCATATCAACCAAAAATGATATGCATGGTTAGGAATTTAAAAGCAGTTATCGCATCAATGGAAATGTTATTCCGTGCTAATGTTGAAAAACATCAACCTATTGAAAACCATGCACAATTAAGTGGTAATAATACATTAAAACGCATCGATTCATTTCTTGCATCTCCTCCGATTGGATTAGCTCTTGACCGTATTAAAGATTGTTTTCAACAAGGAATTAATAAGCATGTATTGTATATTCGTGCAGAAGATTTTTGTTCATTTCCAACCAGAGAAATAAACAAAATTTACAATTATTTAGAATTGCCTGAATTTAAGCACAATTTTGATAATATTGAGCAATATACACAAGAAGATGATAGTGTGTATGGATTGTCTCCAAATTTACATACAATACGTAATGTATTACAACCAATTAAAGATAAAAGTGTATCAGTTCTTGGTGTTGATGCTTGTAAATGGATTGATAATAATTATCAA